TAGCCGTTGTCCATGTAGTCGGCCAAGACCACCTCGAACGGGATGTCCGAGTTTTTCATCTGCCATCTCTTTGCTTCCTGCCACGGTTTCACTCCTAATACTCCACGATGACGATACCACCTGAGCCTGTGCCAGCGTATGATGCGGTGTTGTCGTGCGATCCTGCCCCACCACCACCGTAGTTGACGGCATTCTTTTGAGTCCCCGTTGATTCCCTCCCGCCGAATCCCATCAGAGAGTTTCCCCCGAACGCCGCGCCACCGGCGTTCGTGAATCCTTCACCACCACTCTGGCCTGTAAAATTAATATCTCCACCGGAGCCAACGCCACCCGCGCCGCCCGAAAAGGATGCTCCCTTCGCCCCACCTGTTGCCGAAGAGTATCCCCCGAACGAAGAGTCTCCACCGTCGGTGTTCACAGCCCCTCCATCACCAACTGTAACTGTAATATCTGCGGCTGGAACCAGTCCCGTAATGACCTCTATGGTCGCACCCCCAGCACCTCCTCCTCCTTGCGAACCGGGATTTGATTCACTCCGCCCACCACCGCCACCCCCAACAACCGTCACCTTGACGGAAGTTACCTTTGCAGGAACGGTGAATGTGCCGTCAGCAGTAAATACCTCCATGCCCTTGGGGCCGGTGTTCGCCCAGCTTGGATTAGCTCCAGCACCGCCGCTTTCAAGAACCTGCCCATCCGTGCCTGCACTCAAACGGGCAGGCGCACCGCTGGCCCCGTAGTAAAGCACATCACCCTGAGTGCCATCATCTAGCTTTGCCAGCGTGACATTGTTATCAAGAATCTTTGCCGTCGTTACGTTGGCATCAAGAATCTTTGCAGTCGTTACGTTGTCATCCAGAATCTTAACCGTCGTAACCGCATCATTGGCAATCGTAATTGCACCACCAGCGGCGATGGTCGCGTCACCGCTCAAGGCCGTGGCCGTGGCTGTGCCAGCGTTGCCCACCACCAGTTCGCCGGTAGCCAGAGTCTCTAACTTGTCATACTGAATGCCGGTGGCTGCTTGGATTTTGGCGTTGGTAACTGAACCGTCTGCCAAACTCAAAGCACCAACTGCGCCAGAGATGTCCACGGTGGGTGTGCCGAGCTTGTTAAGCTCGCTAATCGTTACCACCTCGTCTGCTGAGAAAATTTTACCCGCTGTTACAGTTGCGCTTACCGCCATAATATTACCCTCATGATTTGACGCCGATTGTTCGGTCGCCCTGCTGATTTGTTAATGTTGCTTGATTAATTTTAATCCGCCCCGATGTGTTGCTTAACTCCAGTTGAGTGTATCGTCCCATGCGCGGTGTCAGTGCAAACGGTTCGAGCGTTTCCTGAAAGCGGTTGAAGTTTACACCAGCACTGCCAAGGACAAAGCCGCCAACCAATCCTTCGATGACCAGTTCGCTGCCGTCCTCCGCGATAATAACATCGCCGCCCTCAGTCATAATCGTGTCAGCGTCTACATCCAACTCGACGCTGTAATCCTCGCGGTACGGGTCAGCGTGATCGGCATTATCGTTATGCTCCAGATACGGAGCAGCATCAAATGGCCGATAATAATTGAACCTGCTCTTGGTGCGATTACTCACCAATGTCTGCGATTCATTCGCTCCATCGGTCTTTGCCTTGACAGTGAAATTAGGATTCCATGTTGAGATGTTCACCGCCGCAGTCTTGAACTCCCGATGGTCAATGTCGTTGGTGTGGTAGCCGCGAGTGAGCAGGTAGCTTTCAAAGTCTGTAGTCGCCAGCCCGTCTGCCTGCGTTAAGTCAGCGAGGTCATCGCCTGAATCGTTTTCCTCAACCAGATTGATGAAACCGTCTGTGCCTACATAAAACAGTCTCTGTGCGGAATTGTACTGTGCAACGAAGAACTCGGCTGGTGTTACTGCCGTGCCACTGTCGTGGCTCACCCAGCTTTGATTTATAAAGTCGTAAACGAGTAGCGCATTGTTCCCGCTACTGCCGTCATCGAGGGGCAATGCGACATAAAGTTTATTGTCCCACCACGCCAACCGAATCTTGTCCTCATGTCTAGGATCAATGCGATCAATCAGTGGCTGCACAGGTTCACTGAGTGGCATATCCACTCCGCGCACTTTGCTCTGCTCCGTCTGGGCCAGACTCACGACGCCTCGGCGGCTCGCATAAAAGTAAACGTCACTGCCCACCACCACTGCTGCGCCTCTGCCGCTCACGCCGTAGTTACGAATGACTGGCTGGATGCTGACGCCTGAACTGAACGCAGTGTTAGTTCCCGGCGATTCGTTGGTGATGATGTAGCCAGTGACCATGCTCACATCCTTGTCGGTAAAGATGAGCAGTCGGTTTTCGTCATAAACAAGCAGGTCACGTATTTCGCTGTCCGAGCCGAAGTTGATTCTGAATATCTGATTAAAAAACGTGTGTGCGTGATCCAAGGAATCGCTAACCGCTATGAACTGACGATGGTTTCCGTATGCCGTCGAGGAGGCGTCGTAGCGCGTGGGGGCCGTCAGCCTGTTCGCAATGAACACGCCGTGCGTACAGTTAGGCATGATCGTGTTTAACGCACTCCAGCTTCCGCTCGTCGTGACCGGACTCTCGCCTGCACTCGTTATCACCGTGCAGGCATAGTAATCCTGATTGTTAGTCGCCGTGATCGTGCCGCCCGCAGGACTGGTGCTGCTCGCAACTTCGTAAGTGAACTCAGTCGCGCTGGTCACCGTCACGTTAAAGCGTCCATTAAATTCCGTGTCGCTCGACCCGGCAATCGTCACATCCGCGCCAGTCAAGTAACCATGCTCGGCTGATGTGGTCACTGTTGCTACACCGCCCGTGTGCGTGATGCTCGTAACGGCAACGAGTGGCCCAAAGGATACCTCGTCGTCAACAGCGTAGGCCGCTGTGCTGTCCCACTGATCAACGAGATCAACAAAGCCAGTGTCTTCACTGGTCATCACCAGCGGCGCGAAGTCTTCCCCGCGCCACATGATGATCTTGTTGAACGCCTGCGTGAAATTGACTGTGCCGGTGATGCTCACACCAGTTGGCAGGGCCAGTTCAATCGGGTTATTGTTCTGCCGCGTGTAGTAGACCGTGTTATCCGCCGCGATGATTACGAATTCCAAGTTGTTCGGGTTGCGGAATACGCCGACCCCGTGAACCTCGCCAAACGGACGCACCTTGGAGTCGATCTCCGGCGTGATATTATTTACCCAAGGGCATTTATACATACCCTTACGGCTCTCAGCCACGCCGTTGCGGAAGCGCATATTGCGAGCCTCACTCGCCATGCCTTCAGGTAGCGAGGCAGGGTCGAGCCTTGGCGCGATCCCCATGAACCGCGCATCGCCGTCTGCGACCTGTTTAGTATTCCTTGGCATTACTTTTTACGACGCGGCGTGGTTAGCTTTGCTGGTTTCTTGCCGGATTTGGCAGGCTTTTTCTTCTGGGAACGATACCGCTCCCTGTAAACCTTTACGCGCTCATGGAAGCGACCCGTAGACTTGTCCAGTGGTGAGTCCCAAAATTTAGACAGCTTCCCTAACTCTTTTGCAAAAGCCTCATCCGCTAGTCGAGAAGCACGCGCCTTCTTGGTTTCAGCAAGGCGTGGGTCTACGGCCCCCATGACGCCCTTAATAAGTTTGATCGGAATCCCAAATGCTTTATCGACTTTTTGCTGCTCAGCGGAACGCCCACTGAGCGAACCCTTGGGCGGCTTTCTAGCCCCGGCTCTCGTTCCCTTTTTCGGCATAATCAATCTCCTCGTTCTATTTCTGACTCCAGTTCAGCTATAATATCCAATGCTTCCCGCACCCATTCAGGAGCCGCCAGTGTCGCCGCCTGAAACTGCGGGTGAGCTATCATCCTCTCCCCGTTGTCCAGACGCGGCGACAAGCACCCCGTCAACAGCAGCGCGATTACGATCACGCTTCTCCCCCAACCGTTCCAGTGCCGCTTTGTCATCCAGCTTGTCTCCGATTCTTTCCACGGCTTCTACCAACTTCGGCAGAGCCGCTAACCCCTTCAATGCTTCCAATATCATTTCTTCGCAGCATATTCCTTCATCGCATCCACTATGCTTTGGGAGCCAACGTAGGCTGGCACAATTATTATGACTGCCCCGATTACTTGCTCTGACAACTCCGGTGACAGGTTAAACCATTCAGTGGCCATG